CTTGAGACTCAGGGTTTTCAAAAGGGTGAGATTTTTAGCGAAGTAACTACTCCCGCGACTTATGCTAAACTGTGTAGCGTCCCTAAGAGCACAACAGCTCGAAGGACGATTACAGTGGAACCCGCTTGCAACATGTATATGCAGCAGGCGCTTAACACTGTGATTCGGCGGCGTATTTCAAAAGACGCCTACCTTCAACACAGTATTTCCCTCGACGACCAGACCAAGTCGCAAGATTTGGCATTAGCATCGTCGAAAGATACCAGGTTAGCTACCGTTGACTTGTCATGTGCCAGTGACTTGCTCAGTAATGAGCTTGTTTGCCGGCTCTTTTCTCATGACGGGCTTCTTTTAAAGGAGCTTCAGCGGTTTCGTACTCCTTTTGTCGAGTGCGGTAATACCGTGCGAGACTTGAGGAAATACGCTGGTATGGGAAATGCTACGACGTTCCCAATTCAGACGCTGGTCTTCACCTTTATATGTGTGAAGGCCGTAGTTGTCGCGAGGTCACTGCGACCTTGCAGGGGCGTATATCGTAGCGTGTTACGGGAGATAAGGGTCTATGGGGATGATATCATTATCCCCTCAGACTCTTACGGAGCTTTGAAGACGGAGTTAGACCTCGTCGGGCTAAGGATCAACGAGAAAAAGAGTTTCGTTAGGTCCCGATTCCGCGAGGCGTGTGGGGTCGATGCATATGATGGAGCTGAGATTCAGCCTGTCTATGCGCGATACTCCGTCGATGCGCTACCCGCAGCCTCAAGCGTTGGTGGTCTTGTGTCTACAGCTAATCAGCTGTTTTTACGAGGCTACTACGCGGCATCTAACTATCTTGAGCAAGAGATACAACGGGCTCTAAAAAGAACTTTACCCGTTGTTGCTCGTGAGAGTGGGATGCTTGGCTGGCATGATCGTCAGGATAGACAAACCTTCGGACGCTATAATAGTGAATTGATGCGTCTTGAGGTCCGTGCTCCTGTTTTAGTTAACGACAGGCGCTCTGATATCTTAGATGGTCCTGCGGCACTATTGAAGTTCTTTACGGAAACTCATAATGAGCTCCGGGACTTCAAGTGCTCAAATAAGCGGTTCTCGACTAGGATCCGCTGGCGCTGGTTGGCTGCCTAGTTTTCCAAGTTAGGCAGTGCTAAATTGCGGGGGTGGTTTGTTATCTCTGGATATTATCGGGTAAGGTCTTAGACCTGTGTGCGAAAGCACATCCGCCAGAGATGGCATATGGCACGAAAGTGCCTGGCAACACACGTTGCCATTGCAGGGGCCACC